TGTTCTGGCGGCATTCCAAGTGTTTTTGTTAAGAAAGTAGATACTACACCTAGTGTTGCTAGTTTACCTACGTTGCCCATTTTAAGTCCTTCACCTATAGCTGCTCCACCAAGTTTTTCAGCAGCGCCTTTTGCACCAACAGTGTTTAATATATTTGGTAATATGTTACTAAGACCAAAACCTGTTCCAGCAGAGTTACTAAATTTCATTGTAGGTAAAAATTTACTAAGTCCAGGAATTTGACCACCACCCAAATAGTAACCCGTGCCTGCTATTAATGCAGCTTTACCAATGTCAGATTTTGCTATCTTACCAACAGTTTTACCAACTTTTTTAACGGCTTTTTTAATACCACCAAGTATAGCAGGTTCTCTAGGCACAATGTCCATAATGCCACCACCCATTCGTAATTGTCTCTCCATCTGTCCTCTTGATATTGTCATAATTTAGCTAAATTGTTATAGGCAGGTTTTAAATCCTGTAAACTCCAATCTACTTGGTTTTTGGAAATAAATCAAGACTTGGCATAATCACCTTAATATCTCTTCGAATGTCCTTTTCTGGCACCCCTCTAGCTTTCCACTCCTTTTCATCCTTATATATCTCACCAGTTTTTAAGTTAGATATAGTTTCTATAATTTTTTCCGGTTTTAATACTTGCATTATGTTGTTACCTCTCTTGGCTGTATTTGTAGTATGGAAGCTATGACGTGCAGCTCGTTCGCGTCACTAGCTTGTACTTTTAGTATCTCACTTTCCTCCACGACAAGAGGGTGTGTTAAAAGTTCGGTTGTTGTATTGGAAGCTATAGATTTAGTTTTAAATAAACTAAACACATTACCAGAAGCATCTGTCAATGTAACGGTTATATTACAAGCAGATCCAGCATCATTTGATATTAATAAAGACTTAACCAAAGCAACATTAGCAGACGGAGTTGTATACAATGTTGTGTTGTCTGTTGATGTTAGATCTAACTTTGCATTTACGAAACTATTTGACATTAATTTAAAAAGAAGTTTTGAGCGTCAACTTCATCCTTTAGTTCTTGTTGATACGTTGTGTTTAATTTTTGTATTATACTATCAAGATCCCTTACCTGTGCATCAGCAACATCTTGACTATATTCTCTAGCAGGTCTTGTTAATATCTGTACTATCTTTGCCATTATCTTCTACCGTCTGGTTGTATATCTAATCTAAATCCACCTAATTTCCAATTCTGTGAAGCAGCTGTATTTGCTATTTTTAAAGATACAGCTCTAGCTCTAGCTCTAGTATCAACCTTAGTTGTTGAAGAACTAATGGTAAAAGGTCCGAGAGCAGAACTCGCTTGTGAGTCATTAGAATAATTTCTTAGTTGTAATGTAATCTGTGTGTTACCAGTTTGAGATACAAAGTCTGGTATAAATCTTCTTATCTTTGCAAAAAACTCACCATCACCACCTTGACTTATATCAAAGTCTCCAGACTCGATATTAGAAGTTATCGCTGTTGTGGCTGTAGTTGTTACCTGATCTGTGCCAGTCTCGTGCTCGTAATATATTGTACATCCATCTGTATTGCCAACAACATCATAGGAGTTGTTAGAGTCAGCATCATAATCTGTGGCATGTGGTTTACCGAAAACTGCAGAGTCTTGCCAAGTGGTTCTATCCAACGTGCTTGTAGTCCATACAGGTCTTCCTCCAGCAGATTCAACATAATTAAATGTCACACATTTATCAATTACCGTTGCACCAGAAGAACAATAAAACCAATTTATCTCACCAAACAAATTGTTTAGTCCAGCGTTGATAAGTTGATTAGCTGTAGTATTTAAATCATTGAATACAAAATCTTCTACTAAACAAGGTAGTGATTGTAGAGCACCAGCATATTTAAAGAAACCATTTTCTGAAAACCAATACGCAGCACCATCTACTTCTACCGCAGCATTTTGACCAATCAAACCACAGTTAGTTCCTACTTGCGCAAAACCAAAAGTAAAAGGTGGGCCAATAAATCTTTGTGTAAATAAAGCAGTATCAGTCCAAACATAAATTGCATCACGACCTCTAACAGCTCCCATAATTCTAGACCCATCGGCTAATCTCTGTGTGCCAGCAGTATTAGTAGCTGTGGGTGTATAAGTGTTGATGTCCTCTTGATTAGAAAATCTTATAAACATTTCATCTTGCGTACTTGGTGTTCCTATTGTGGTTTCTGTTCCAAAGAATACTAAGTGTCTATCTGGTGTAGATACAATCATATCTCTTGACGCTGTTGGCGCACCTGAAATTATTGTTGCTCTTGTTATCGTTGCGTTAGCAGCGTTTGAGTCCCACTCAAAAACTTGTGCGTTGTGTATTAATGCAATAATTTTACCACCAAAATTATCTATAGACCAAAGGCCTGGATCGACCACTAAGTCACCTGACGCAGCCTCGCCCCACGCTACATAATCAGAAGTGTTAGTTATTGTTGCTCCATCCGAGTGACTAGCTGCTGTGGTATTTCTAACTCCTCTAGTTACGCCTGTTAACGTGCTACCAGATATGCCCGTGTAAGATATTTCTTCTGAGCCTATCTGTATGTAATTTGTACCTGTTGTCGGAAAGTTAATCACACTTGTTAAAACAATAGTTGTCGTGGAGGCATCGATTGCCCCGTTTAAAGTTGTTGTAAGTGCGTTAGCAACCGTACCACCAAAAGATGCTAGACCCCAACCAAAACCTGGTAATTGCTCTGCTGGTCCAACTGAGTAATAAGATTGAACTCTAATACCACCAGATGCTGTAGCACCTGATCCTGTTTCTGCAGATGGCATTGTAATTGTTATTGTTAAGTTTGTTGGTGTGCTTGTTACCATAAATTTTTTATCGTCAAAATCAGAAGCTCCAAAATTAGATCCTGTAATAGTGCTAAAGTTGTCTAGTAGCACTATGTCTCCAGGTGCAAGACTGTGACCTGATGTAAAAGTTATTGTGACTACAGCTGATCCATTAGTTGTAGTAAAAGCGTTACTAAGTGTATTTGTAGCTCTAATAGGATGTATGTCATAAAAAATACCCCCTGAGTAAGCATACAAAATTCTGTTTGTTCCTATAATCGAATATTTTTGACCACTTCTATTTACGATGTGGTGCATAGCTCTTGCAGCGCCTGTTAATTTATTGCTACCTAGTTGCTGCCAACCACCTATTTTTTCAGGTGTTCCATATCTAAATCTTACGTTATCACCATCAACCCATTGACCTTCAGCTTGAGTTTCAGTGATCTGTTTATTGAAGCCTGGTAAGAACTGTACTTTTTGTAATGCCATAATCTACCATTATACTACTTTTTGGTTAAAAATATAGTCCATTCTAGATCGGAGATCAAATCGTTTATGTATACTTTAGTCTTCTTCTCTCTACGTATGTATTCATGAAGCTCTTCTAAATCAAGAATAAGCCAGTCTTTTTCACCTTCAATAACCATTTTCTGAGCTTCTGAGTCTAATCGACCTTTTCGAGCTGACGTGCCATCAGGCATTTTAAACATGTTTTTAACATCAAATCTATAAAAAGCATTTTTGCCTTTTATTATACCTGCAATATTCCAAGAAGATTTTTCTTTGGGATATTCTACACTAGTTAAATATTCAGCAAATCTTTCAACGATCATTCATTATACAAAAATTACAAGATACACTTGTTCTTACTCCTTTAGATTGAAAACTATTTACAGAGTGTTTTAAGCTCCAAGGGAAGATAAAAAAATCACCCACGTTAGGAGAAAAAAATTTTTCACATATATAAAGAGGAGCTGTAGCGCCAAAGGTAAATACTAAATCACCTGGCTTACTACCCGTAGATATTGTTTTTTCTCTTTCTTTTTTTAAACCTTTAGGAATTTCTAAAAATAATACACATGAAAAATCACAATTAGAGTGTGTATGAATAGGATTACACTCTCCTTTCTTCATAAAATTTACCCAAGCAGCTTTAGGGTTTAAAATTATGTCAGGATTTTGATACCAATTTTTTTGAGCTTCATTAAAAGAAACTAAATATTCTTGCATAATTTCTGCAAACTTAAATTCGTTAATAGTAAACTCTTCTTGTATAAGTCCAGCTAATCGTTCTCTATGAGAAATTTCTTTTTTACATATAGCTTTTACTTTTTTTAAATCTTCTTTTTTAACAGTTGTTTGAAATAACAAAGGTCCAGAATAATAAAAATTATAATCAATCATACAAAATTTGGCCCTGTTAAAAATAAAGCTAAGTTTTTTCTTTCACCTTGAACAACTGGTGTAACCATGTGCCTTACCGGAGATTGAAATAATACCATGGAGCCTAAATTTTTAAAATCTTGAACTAATGTTTCATTAGTTTCTTGCAAATAAAAATCACCACCTTCAAATGATTTCTCTGATAAAT